CCAAGGCGGCGCAGGTACGCTGACCATCAACGGAAGCAACGCTTTTGCCGATATCACAAACACTTATAAGGCCACGGGCGCAACTACCATCAACTTCGGCACCACAACACAGACAGTGGGCGCCTTCACCGCTGCGGGCGAGGCAGGGCGGCTTTTGACGTTGACTGGTACGTCTGCGACGTCTCCTTGCACGCTCGTCCACTCTGGCACCGGCAATGTGGCTGCTAATGGTGACTACTTTGTCATCACAGGCGTGAGAGCGTACTAATGAGCAACTGGTACGCAGGTAATAACTCAACGAACAATGGTTCGTTTGGGTGGATATTTGCGCCAGGACCAGCCTCGTACTCCCTCAATGCGGAGTCCGGTTCGTATGCCATTACCGGGCAAGACGCGGCGCTGTTGTTCCCCCGGACCATCGATGCTGCCGCAGGCTCTTACGCTGTCACGGGTCAAGACGCGACGCTAAGTCGGGGCCAATCGGTCAACGCTGAAGCGGGTTCCTACGCCGTTACGGGGCAAGCAGCTACGCTGCTCGCTACAAGAACTACAAATGCCGCTGCCGGTTCGTACGCCATTACCGGCCAAGCAGCTACGCTGCTGGTTGCAAGAACCACAAATGCAGCGGCGGGTTCTTACGCTGTCACGGGCCAAGCAGCTACGCTGCTTGTTGGAAAAGCTGTCAACGCAGCGGCAGGTTCGTATGCGATAACAGGTCAAGCAGCAACACTGCTTGCCACAAGAACCACAAATGCAGCGGCGGGTTCTTACGCCATCACCGGCCAAGATGCGACGCTCTTGGTGTCGGGGGCTTTTGAGGCCGCTGCTGGCTCCTACGCTATTACCGGCCAAGCAGCTACGCTCTTGGTGTCCGGGGCATTCAACGCTGCGGCGGGTTCGTATGCGATAACAGGTCAAGCAGCCTCGCTGCTTGTTGGGAAAGCAGTCAATGCCGCCGCCGGTTCCTATGCGGTCACGGGCCAAGCCGCGTCGCTGCTTGTCGGAAAAGCGGTCAACGCCGCCGCGGGTTCTTACGCAGTCACAGGCCAAGCAGCTACGCTGCTCGCTACAAGAGCCACAAACGCCGCTGCGGGTGCGTATGTTGTCACGGGCCAAGACGCTACGTTCTTGGTGCCCGGAGCTTTTGACGCTGCTGCGGGCTCTTACACCATCACAGGCCAAGCGGCCACGCTCCTGGCTGGGAAATCGATCAACGCGGCATCTGCGGCCTTCGCCATCGACGGGCAAGCCGCCACCCTGGCGATCTCCAGGGCTGTCAACGCTGCGGCGGGCTCCTACGCGGTCACGGGCCAAGCGGCTGCGCTGCTGGCTACGCGCACGGCGAGTGCCGACGCAGGTCTGTATGCCATCGCGGGGCAGGCCGCTGCTCTTCTTGCGGGCAAGGCAGCCAACGCTGAGGCGGGTTCATACGCCATCTCGGGCCAGGATGCAAGTCTTTTTGCAACCAGACAGATCTCTTCCGACGCCGGAACGTATATCATCACGGGGCAGGCCGCGACGCTGGACTACGTGTATGTCCTTTCCGCTGCGGCGGGGGCGTACCTCGTAAACGGGCAGGACGCGACACTGGTTAGAGGCACGCTGTTCCCGGCCCCTTCTGATGTCCGGGCGGGCGTGGTCTACGGCCCTGGCGGTATCTACGTCGGCACGATGGCCCCCGGCGCTCTCTTTGTGTTTGATGACTGAGGTCAACATGGCAAAAACCCCTGCATGGCAACGCAAAGAGGGCAAGTCTGAGTCCGGTGGACTCAACGCCAAAGGCCGCGCCAGCTACAACAAAGCCAACCCCGGAAAGCCTGGGTTGAAGGCACCGCAACCGGAAGGTGGCCCCCGTCGTGACTCCTTCTGTGCCAGGATGAAAGGTATGAAGGCAAAGTTGACGTCAGAAAAGACGGCAAAAGATCCGAACTCCCGTATCAACAAGAGCCTGCGGGCGTGGAACTGCTGAGTGACGTATGGAGCTTGTTGCTGTCTGGAATGCTGTCCTTACAGTTCTCTTGGCGATTGTGGGCTTCTTCATGGCCTCAAAGTTTAAGGAACTGGATCGTCTGAGCATCCTTCTGAACCGTACCCGTGAAGAAGTTGCGCGTGACCACATCACCCGTGCAGAGTTTCGGCAGGACATGAAAGAACTGCTGGAGAGGTTTGACAGGATTGAGTCGAAGATCGACAATCTACGAAGCAAGCCCCATGCCGTATAGTTCTCCCAAGCAAGAGCGGCTCATGCGGGCCGTCGCGCACAGCCCAGGCTTCGCCAAGAAGGTGGGCATCCCCCAGGCCGTTGGCCTGCAGTTTGAAGCCCATAAGGCCGAAGGAGGCCCCGTGAAAGAATCCCCCAAGATGGTCAAGAAGGAACTCGCCTTCATGAAGGCTAAGGGTGCGCCCAAGGCCATGATCAAGCACGAGAAGAAAGAAGCCAAGGGCAAACCCAAGGGCAAGCCGTTCGCCAAGGGTGGCGCGGCGAAGAAGATGGCATACGGCGGCAAAGCCTGCTAAGGAGAACACACATGGCTATGTACACCAAGGAAATGGGTCCGCCTCCGATTGACATCGATATGGCGTCGTCCCTGTCCCCCGCGCAGCGCAAGGCCGCTGAGCGCAAGGCTGAAGCCCAGACCAAGAAGGACTACCCGCCGAAGCCTCCGGTCAAGAAGGCGATGGGCGGCATGACCAAGAAGTACGCCGATGGCGGCTCTGTGCGCGGCGCAGGCGTCGCCCAACGCGGCGTCAAGCAGTGCAAGATGGTGTGATATGGCGATGAACTCGGGCTACGACGATGAGACCAGGACTGCTTTGAATCGGCTGCAGTCCCGTAATCGCGGGGCTGTCGAGTCGTACGCAGCTACTCCCCGGGCACGCAAAAAGTGGTCAGGTCCTATGCCGGACCGCCCCAAGGTGGACGGCAAAGCGCTGGTCAGTGCAGAAGAGCTTGCGGATTTCCGCCAGAAGTTTGGTGCTGACAAGACGCTTCGGGATCTGTTGAACGCAGACAAGGGGCGTGGGCCTTCTGCGGCCAGTTCTGCGGCGCGAGGTGTGCAGGGAGCGAATGTGGCGCCAGCGCCCATGTCGCTGCGCTCGCTTCTTGGAACGAAAGAATCTGCCTCACCTGCAGCAGAGGATGCTGCAGAACGGTTTCGGCGTTTGCCAGGAACGAAGAGTCCTGAGGAAGAGCGGGACGAAGCCAAGAACCGCACGATGGCTGCGCTCAGTTTGCTCGGTGGCGCAGGCGCCAACGTGGGCCTTCGTGCGCTTGCTGGACGTATGGGGGCAGGATGGCGGAATAGGCCCCCGGAAGGTGCTGATCCGACCAAGTGGAAAGAGATCGTCAAGCAGATTGATGAAGCATATCCTGGTGGTGCTTCTTTCAAGAAGGGCGGCAAGGTGAAAGCCTACGCCAAGGGCGGCTCTGTGCGCGGTGCCGGGTGCGAGACTCGCACCAAGAAGACGAGGTACGTATGAGAGCCTCACGCGGCATGGGTTGCATCCGTCCGGAACTCAAGAAGCCCAAGGTCTATGCCAAGGGCGGGGAGAGCCGCGTGAACGAGGCGGGCAACTACACCAAGCCTGGGATGCGCAAGAGCCTCTTCGAGAAGATCAAGGGGCAGGCTACGCAAGGCACGGCGGCAGGCCAGTGGAGTGCCCGCAAGGCGCAGCTTCTGGCGAAGCAGTACAAGTCCAAGGGCGGCGGGTATCGTGACTAAGGCCCCGCAGCAGTCCCTGAAGGACTGGACCGATCAGAAATGGCGGACCAAGTCAGGGAAGCGCTCCTCCGACACCGGGGAGCGCTATCTCCCCGAGGCTGCGATCAAGTCCCTGAGCCCCTCTGAGTACGCGGCCACAACCCGGGCGAAGCGTGCAGGCAAGGCAGCGGGCAAGCAGTTCGTCAAGCAACCGCCGAAGGTGGCATCGAAGACAGCGAGATTTAGATGACCACATCAGGGACCACCACCTTCAACCTCGACCTCAACGATGCGGTCGAGGAGGCGTTTGAACGTTGCGGGGCGGAGCTTCGCACGGGCTACGACCTGCGCACTGCTCGGCGGTCCCTGAACCTGCTGTTCGCAGACTGGGCGAACCGTGGCATCAACATGTGGACCTTCAACCAGGGCACGATTCCTCTGGTTCAAGGCACGAACACATACACGTTGCCGTCTGACACGGTAGATCTGCTGGAGCATGTCATCCGCACGGGTGCGGGCAACGTCTCGACTCAGGTGGATCTGACCATCACGCGGATCAGCATCAGCACCTACTCGTCCATCCCGAACAAGCTGCAACAGGCTCGTCCGATCCAGGTGCTGGTCAACCGGAACTCCGGTGCGACGTATCCGGCGTCGAGCAGCTACTCCCCGAGTGCTACGGCGCTCCCGAGCATCACCGTGTGGCCTACGCCTGACCAGACTGGTGTGTATCAGTTCGTGTACTGGTACTTGCGGCGTATTCAGGATGCCGGATCTGGTGGAGAAGCTACTCAGGACATCCCCTTCCGCTTCATGCCGTGCCTTGTTTCCGGTCTGGCGTACTACCTGTCCATGAAGATCCCCAACGCCATGGAGCGTATGCAGGCGTTGAAGGCTCAGTACGACGAAGACTGGGACCGTGCGTCGAGCGAAGACCGTGAAAAAGCTGCGGTACGGTTCGTACCTCGGCGGATGTTCATCGGCTGATCATGTCTAATAGGTTTGCAAACGGAAGAAAGGCGTTCGGGTTCTGTGACGTCTGTGGATTCCGTTTCGACCTGAAAAGGCTGAAGAACCTCGTCGTCAAGACCAAGCAGACGCAGATCAAGGCGTGCCCTCAGTGCTGGACTCCGGACCAGCCGCAGTTGCAGTTGGGCATGTACCCTGTGGCCGATCCTCAGGCCATCCGTGACCCCCGCCCGGACACAAATACGTGGTATCAGTCCGGTACGAACGGCCTGCAGACCAGCCCAACAGCGGGCACTGGCCCAGATCAAGAAGGCTTCCCTGGCGAGGGCATGCTGGTCATCCAGTGGGGCTGGAACCCTATTGGCGGCGCCAGGGATTTTGACGCTGTGCTCACGCCAAACACCTTGGTCGGTGTAGGTGAAGTTGGTACAGTAACGTTTACCTGACAAGGAGCGAACATGACCCCCAAGGAAGCAGTCCACAAGCACGAGGCCGCGCTGCACCCGGGCAAGCCCAAGACCAAGCTCGCCAAGGGTGGTGTGACCACCAAGATGTCCCAGAAGATGGGGCGCAACATGGCCCGCGTGGCGAATCAAGGCCCGGTCGGGCGCAAGGGGAAGTGACATGATGAAGGCCAAGCCTGTTCCGACTCCGGTCGTGAACGCTGACGCGCCCATGCCGCGTATGGTGGTGGGCAACATTGCCTCCGCTGCGACGCCCCCGGTCAAGACCTCGGGCATTCAGGTTCGTGGTGGCAAGGCGCAGACCAAGGGCCGCATGGCTCGGGGACCGATGGCGTAAGCTATGGACT